CATCTATCTGGTTTAGATCGGCAATATCAGCAGTCAAAGCTGTACTGTCAGCTAATTTAGAAGCTGTACCAGATTGCATACCAGCTAGTGTTGTTAGTTCTGCATCTGCAATTTCAGAAGTTGTTACCGAGTTTGCCTGTAGGTGTTCTGATCCGATAGCATTGTCAGCTATTTTTGTAGCGTCCACGCAATCAGCAGATAGGTGAGAGGTGTCCACACTTCCGTCAACTAGCTCACTACTATCAACTGAGTTTGCTGCTAGGTGAGTAGCATCAAGAGGACTGCCAGCTATAAGACTTTTAATTTCTGATACTGTCTGATCTGCGGTAGCACTAGCTTCAATACCATTTAGTTTTGTATGGTCTGCATCTGTAAATACATTTGAGTCTGAAGCTGACTCTACTAGCGTTCTTATCTCAGCAGCAGTTTGGTCAGCAGTTGCACTTGCTTCAATACCATTTAACTTAGTATGGTCAGCATCAGTAAATACGTTGCTATCACTAGCACTTTCAACAAGTGTTCTTATCTCTGCTGCGGTCTGGTCTGCTGTAGCAGAAGCTTCTATTGCATTTAATTTAGAGTGATCTGCGTCTGTAAAAACATTACTATCAGTTGCAGCTTCTACTGCTGTTCTGATTTCTGCATTTGTCTGATCTCCTGTTGCATTTTCTTCAATAGTTCCTAACTTATCAATAATCTCTTGTTGAGCAAATAATACTTGGTCACTATTAGCATCAAGGTCTGCTTCTGTAAGAACAGAACCATCTGCAAAATCTACTTTCTTAGCACTAATATTTGTATCTCTTTGAAACTTTATAGCAACACCATTAGCAGGTTCATTACCAGAAGTAAATGTAATTTGGGTTGCACTTGTAAATGTGTAGTGTGTAGTAATAGTTTTTAAAACACCACCTACAGTTACATCAACTTCTGCTTCTGCAAGATATGAAAAGGATATATTAAAAGGACCAGCAGACCCATTGCCAGTATGGTTTGTAAAAGATGCTGCTGTGTTAGTTGCCATAATTATTCAAAAAGAACTGGTCTTCTATATTGTTTACTATAGTCTTTTTTTATTCCTAATTTATAATTTCGTATTCTTCTTTGTTCTTCTTTAGAATAGTTTTCATTTATAAAATTAATTTCACCTTGTTTTATGTACGTTTTATTAATAACACTTAATTGATAAAATATATTATTTGCTGCTAAAGCACCACCTTCACTCTGCAAACCTTCTTCATCAATTATTCTTTTATTTTTAATGTAATCTTTGCTTTCTAAATAACTATTCATACTTTCTAATATAGTTTTCTTTCCAAATCCCACATTCAACTTCATAGTATTTATATCTTTTTTCATACTATTATATTGGTTCGTATCTAATCTTATAGGTACAAAGTTTTGACTTGTATAATCTCCTGTTATATATTCTTTTGGTTCTGTTAATCTTTTTCCTATTTGTTTTAAGGCAGTATATATAGGATAGTTTTTACTTTTTGTAGTAACGCTTATTCCAAAAATATTACCACCTATTCTATTAGGATAAAGTATAGGTTCATTAGTTATATGCTCTACATCAAAAGGCAAATCTGGTCCAATACCATATCTTCTTTTTATTTCGTTCAATATTGCTCTTCTTTGTAAAGCACCAAAACCAACCTTGTTATAATTAGGGTCTGTTGGATCATCTGATAAACCAATATCACCTGCTCTTACTTTTGTGTCAGGTCTTCTTTGAAATACTTCTATTTCTTCATTGCTAAAACCCATAACCTTCAGTAAGTCTGCTGGGTATCTTCTTAGTTCAGCAACAATACCAGAGAAAGGTAATCTTGAGCCGACAAATCTACCAACAAAATCAGCAAATTTTTTACTTCTATAATCTTTAACAGGGTCGCCATCACTATCTAACATAGTAGCACTACCTCTCATAACATTAATTAATTCTTCTGCTTGCGAAGTCCAAGAATCGTTATATAAATTTTGCACAACAGCCATTAGTAAATTTGTAGTTGCTTCGTCATAAGGTTTCCCTCCTAGTATTCCTAATGAATTTATTGTGTCAACTGTCATCTTTAATGTTCCCGACAAAGGTTCTAACCAACCTTCGTATGACCTATAAATATAAACAGGTTTACCATCTTCACCAATCTCAGGTTCACCATTTTCATCATATTGAAGATACCCGATACTATAAGGTCGCCAACGATTTAAGTACATTTTTTTCCACATTGCAGCACCTTCTTTCGTTCCAAAATCAGGTCCACCACCTGTTAATATTCTTGGAGGTATATATTCTGGATCATCTGCCAATATATTTGCAGAGGTAACAAAACCTGCAATAGCAGTTACAAAAGCAATAGCTTCATTTATATCACCATTTGCAATAGCTCTTATCTTTGGATCAGGACTATTGAGTTGTTTTCTTAACTCTGGTACTGTTACTTCACTTAATAAATTTAAATTTCTACCACCTACTAAAGGCACTTGATCTGGAATATTTACTTGTTGTTGTTTATTAAAGGGATTTACTATAGGTGAAAACATAGGATTTGTTCTAAAATTACCTGATTTAATATTTGCTGGTGTTCTTGTAAAAGATATAAATAGTCTTACTAATGGATATTTATTTGCCTTGTTATCTGCATATTTCATAGCTTTACCAAATACACCTGTAGTATCAATATCTTGAGTAAAGGTTGCAAATTTAGCTTGTTTTTTTCCGTGTAGTAAAAATCGTTTTGTTAATGGTTCTAATTCATTATCACCATTTTGTGCATACCATTCAAGAACTGCATTAACGTGTTTTTTAATAAATTTATCTATTTCATTTCTTGGTAATCCTTGTCTCTTTGCTTCCATAAAAGCCATATATGTCACATCTGCAATTAAGTTTGGTGCTTGTACTGCTGCGTCTGTAGCAGTCATATTACGACCAGAAAATCTTATCGCTTTACCAGCAGTATTTATACTTTTAGCACCTAAACCACTACCATCTGATTTAATTGCAAATCTATTTTGATATTTTCTGTTTCCTAAATTTATAAAGTTATCTTCCATTTTCATAGATTTTTTATATGCCTTTCTCATAAAGTGATAGTTGCTATGTAAAGCAACAAAATGTCTCATAGCAGCTTCTAGCATTTCTGGATTTTCAGAACCATGAAACAACTTAAATTGTCTGCTATATGTATTTAAAGTTGCTGAAATAAAGTTTGCAGTATTAGTACCAAACCTATATAACATTCCATTGATACCTACTTCGTTGGCTACTTTTAAGCTCTTACCTATTGCATTTTCATCTTGTACTCGAAAAGCATCTACTTTCGTAAGACCAAATAAAGTTTCTGTTTCTCCTTCTGCTGCCTGTATTATCTTTCCTATTCTATAAAGTTCACTATAGTCACCTGTTTGTTTTGCTTTTTCAAGCTGTCTTATTAAATCTTTTTTTAGATTGTCGCTACTAAAAGCAACTTCTTCTAAAGTATTTACTAATTTTTCTTCAGCAGTTTTATTTAATTTTAAATCTTGTGCAGCAACATATTCTGCTGCGGTCTTGCCTTCCATACCTCTAAGTGGTTTTATACCAAAACCCTCTAATATCTGACCTGCTCTAGTGCTTGGTTTTAAATATCTCATTAACCATAGTTTTACTGAATCTATAGACGCAGTAAGTTCATTGATAGCTGCTTCTATTTCTTCTGGGTTTTTTCCATTTAAGGCATTTAAATACGCATTGTTTTTATTATCTAATCTTTCTGCTGCGAACATAGCGTTTATAGCCAAGCCAGTATTAACTTCTTTTTGTTTACTGATAAGACCATAAGCTTCTATTTCTTCTGCCATTTTTACAATTAAGTCTGAGTTTTCTAGTTCTAATACTTTCTTTGTAAAATCTGGTTGGTTTGGGTCAAATAAACCTAAAGCTTTTAAAATATTTTCTTTGTCTGTAACTGACTCTGCACTTGACCAACCTTTAGATTTTAAACCTTTTACTACATTCCTTAAGTTGTTTGCACTTGCTTCATCTACAGCATTTAATAAATTTGTTTGTTTAGGTAAAAGATTTGTTGGTCCTAAATCTTGTCCACCTGTTTTTTGTTTTATTTTTTTTACAAATACATTATCTGTTGGTACTGTAATTTTCATACCACCTGTATTATCAGGTGTTGCTTTTGCTGAACCTGTTTCTTGCTTTACTATGTCTTTTATCTTTTGATGTATTTTTGATCCATGATTTCTTACTGTATTAACATCAATACCTTGATCTTCAAGCAATCTAATTAATCTCTCATGTGATATTCTTTGTTTTTCTGTTAAAGGTTTTACCCTGTTACCTCTTAATATATATGCAACTTTATCTATATCAGAACCAAACTCCAAACTAGCAGAACCATATCTAGGACTCATTTTTAGAAAACCTCTAGGTAAACTAAAATCACCTAAATTAGTTTCACCAATATTAAAACCATCTTTACCTCTTGCATTAGCTTGCGGTTGTTGTTGCAAGACTTCTTGCATTACTAAGGTATCTTCAATAACTTTATCAACCTTTTCTTTTTCAGTTTTAGTAATTACTTTATTAATTTCATCTGCACTTTTACCTGCAAACTTTTTAGTTAAAGTTTCAAGACCTTCTAAGCCACCTTTCATAGTAGCTGCAAAACTACTTCCAAGACCTACTGATAATAAAAATTCTTCAGTTGTAGGCAGTTTTTTTTCGTCTATTAAAGTTCGTGCTGTTGTTTCAGCACCAGCTAAAGTACCACCAAAAGTTGCTGATTTGCCTATACCTTTTAATCCTTTAGCTTCTGTTGCAAAAGGTATGGTTTGAACTGCACCAGAAGTAAAAAGCTCACCATAATTAATTTGATCTTTAACACCTAAAAAACCTGTTTGTCCAAATCTTTTTTTCTGTGCTTCATAATTAAAAAGTAAACCACCAGTAAAATTGATTACTCCATAAAGCAGTTTACTTAAAGGGTCTGGACTAGCTAATAAAGGTGCTGTCAAAACATCAAGAGAAAGACCACCACCTATTTCAATACCTAATCCTTTCATGGTTTGTTCAAACTGTGTAAGGTTAGTTCTTTCTGGTATCTCTATTTCAAATCCTTTGTTTTCATAAAAGTTATATACTTTAGTTAATCCATCTTGAAATTGCTCTGTTTCTATTGAAGACTTGGGTATATCGTTATTTAAAAATTCTTGAAAGTAAAAACCTGTTGAATCTTTAAATACTTTTTCAATAGCTATTCTATCGCTAGGTTTTCTTAAAGGAGTTTTAGTATTTTTAGTTTTATCAAAAAAGTTATTTAATCCAAGATATTTCAACATACCATCAGATACATGAAGGTTTTTGCTTGCATTATCAGCTTGTGTAAATAACGAAAATACTTCTTGTGAAGGATCAAACATACTTTCGTTATAGAACTCAAAATCTTCGTCATCTTCTTCTGTATCTTTATACAAAGTGTTGTAAGTATCTTTTATGTCTATCTGTGTATTCCAATCAAAGTAACTATTTTTTTGTGTGCCATTATTAAATACATTTGCAGGTTGATATTTTATTTTGTCGTAGTTTGTTATTTCAGAAAAATCAAAAGATTCTTCTTCATTTAGTTGGTTATTAAGTGTTGAGTCTGTCATTTAGATTATTGTTTGGTCAGGTTGCTTCTTCCATAGAATATCAATTACTCTCTTCAATGTCTCTTCATCTTCTTTAATTGGTGAAGGACTTAATAAATCTTCTTTTGTTTTACCTTCTAAACCTGCATACTGGTAAGGTCTAAGCATTTCTGTAATTATATCTGTTGAATAAGCACCATAAGGTTCTTCTCTAACACCTAACCTAGCTCTTGCTACTCTCATTAAGACAGATTGCATTACACCTATTATATCTTCTTCACTACTCAATATTGCTTCTGTTAGAACCATTTGAGCTATAGCATATTTAGCTTCAAGATTCTCTTGGGTATTATTTTCAACCAAATCTATGTATATATTCTTTGCTTCATCTATAACTTCTTGTGATGACTTATCAGCGTAAGTATGACTAAAACCATCTTTTTCTATGGTCGTTATAAAGTTTGGATCATTTTTTAACTTTTCTTCTCTACCACCACTACCATAAGAAACTGCACCATTGAATTGGTCAAACTTATCTGTCATTTGTTTTAGACCACTTACAAGCACACCATCAGTTCTATCCATATCTTCACCGCCAGAAATAGGTAAGTTAAGATTAGCAGCAAAAGTATTAACAAGATTTGCTGCATCATCTTGATTAATACCATAATCTTGTAACTGACTTACAAATTGAGTAACAGGATTCTCAATGTTTTGGCTTACATCATCTGGTTTAAAAAAGTCAAAGATACCTTGTCTAATACCTTTTTTCTCTTCTTTTGGTGTTTCTTCTTTCTTTGTTTCTATTTTTTCTTTTTCTATCCTTTCTTTCTCTAATCGTAGTCTTTCTTTTTCTGCTGCTTCTTCTGCTTTTGTTTTTTGTATCTGTACTTCTATTGATCTATCTTGTTGTGGTACTTCTTGTTCATATAGCTTTCTACCTTCTGTCCATATTGAATTTGTTTTTAACTTATATTCTTTATCAGTACCTTCTAAATTTGGATTATTAATTTTATATATATCTAAGGTATAAGCTTTTAATGCTGCGTTTATTTGTTCTTCAAATTCTTCTGCTGATAAATTATCGGCATTTTTTGATATTCTAATAATTTCTTTATTAAGAGCATTTGTAGCATCTGAATAGTATAAAGAAGTTTGTTCTTTATAAAATCTACTATCATAATTATTTTTACCTAACAAAGTACCTGCTTGTTCAATAACGTCATTTATTTTTGGTCTTTGAATACCTAAGACATCTTTACCTAATAATGTTTTGATTTGTTGTTTTGCAGCATCTAATCTTTCTTTATCTTCTTGCGTGACTGTTGTACCTAAACTTTTTTCAAATTCATCTAATTCTCTTAAAGCATATAAAGGAGAAATAAAATCTTTATTGATTATTCGTATATCAAAGTTATCAAAAAAATCATCTCTTGATTGATCTAAAATTTCTATAGCTTCTAGGAAAGCTTCTTCGTTTTGTCCACCACCAAGCACTTTTTTTAATTCTTCTAATGCTTGTGTTCTTCTTTGCTTGTCAGCATCTAAAAAACTAAACGAATCTAAAGCACTAATAATTTTTGGTTTGATTGCTTCTGCATATTTACCATCAATAAATTTATCATTATTAGTTTCAGCAGTAATTAATCTTGATCTTATTTTATTTAAGTCTTCACCAAAATAATCACCTACTTTAGATTGACGAAATGTACCATCTTTTAATTGTTGTGGAGGACCTATTTTTAAATTTTCAACAAGACGAATATAATTATCAAAAGCAATTACACCGCTTTCACCTTTTTGTAAGTTAGTTGCAAATATTCTTTCACCTTGTTCATAAATTAAAGGCAATATATTTTTAGGTGATACGCTTCCTACTAATCCAGTATTTGCTTGAAAATTTATTTCTTGTTGTATTTTTTCAAATGCTATAGATGCAAAAGAATCTGGATTTGATAAATCTGCTTCTTCAAAATTATCAAAATCAATAACACTAAAATTAGAAAATATAGAATCTTTAAGAGTATCTTCTGCTTGATCTATATTAAATTCATTATTGCTTTCTACTTGATTACTAAAAGCTTTATTTATAGCTACAGCTTGTCTAGGTAAGAAAAATTCATTTACAAACTCTGGTCGTACACCTGTCAAATCAGCAACACTTTGTTCTCTATATTCAGCCATAGCTTGTTTAAACTCAGGCGAAGTAACACTAAATCTACTTAAAGGAATTGATATTTCTTGACCTTCTTGATTAGTTTTTGTTATAGCGTAATTACTAAAAAAATCTTCTATCTTTGCGTCTTGAGCTAATCCTTGATTTATAGCTATTCTTCTTTCAATACCAGTTCTAACAAAACGACTACTACCTAAAATTTGTCTTGCAGCTTTTTTGTCAGTACTATTTAAAGCTTTTGTAATTTGCTTTAAAGTTTCTGGATCAGCTTCTATAACTTTTAATTCACCTTCAAGTTCACCTTTAGCTTTTTCTTGTAATAACCTATTACCAATAAATTGTTGTAATGTTGGATTTACTGTTTCTAATATTTCTGCAAGTTCTTCTGCACCTGTTTTAGGTAACACACTTGGTTGTGCTACGAAAGTATCTACTGGACTTGCGTATGATCTAAATGCTGTGCTTTCGTAACTTGATGTCATGCTAGTTGTGCAAAAGTATTAAAGCCTTGTGTAGCTGTATTTAATATAACTTGACCTAAAGAAGGTATTTGATTATATGCTTGATTTATATTACTTATTAATTTATTACGTCTATTGTCTCTGTCTGCAATTAAGCCTTCTGTTCTTCTTGTGTATTGCCTACTAAATGATTCAAGCTCTTGATTAATAGCTTCTCTTTGATTTGCAGCTTGCCTTCCCTCGTCCATCAACAATAACTGAACAGTCAAACCTGCTTGTTCTGATGCTCTTATCCTACCTTTGGCTTGTAATGCCTGTATTGTTTTGGCTAAACTTTCTTGTGCTTTAGATGCTCTCGTTTCTTTTAAATTATCTGCTAAAGCTTCTTGCTGCAAGGCAAGTGATCTTTCTGCTGATTCATTAGTTATTAATGCACTTTGATATTGCTGATCTGCTGCTGCCCTAGCTGCACTTCTTTGTGCTAAACCACTAGCCAAACCAAGACCTAAAGACCCAAGAAACAGTCCTCCTTGCGTAGCAGTAAGTCCTAGTATAGGAACACACATTTAGGCAATCCTCAGAAATTCATAAAATGGTTTACTTTGTTTTCCATATTCTGCGTGATAATTAATAAAAGTAAACCCAAGACTTTTAAGCCATTTGATAGCTGTTGTATTCTCAGCATATACCATATTGTATAGCAAATTATAATTTTTCAATAGATCATCTACCCATTTCTTACCTTCTCTTACTAATTGTATTTTATATTTTCTATTACTAAACAATTCATCTGTTGTTATACACCATATACACCCATCACTTATCACACCACATAAACCCATTGGTTGATCTTCGTCACCAGCTATAGTCAATACCTGTTGTCCATACAGATATGTCAGTCGTAGTGCATCTTCTGGTTGTTCACCTGTCTGATAATAAGCTTCTTTTTTATCTATATCCCTC